TGACCCAGACGGTGGTTGGCAGGTCGGTGTCTTCGGGGAAGCGAATGGCATCTCCAAGGAGCGTAAAGCCAATGGCGCGGGGCGCGGCGTGGGTTGCAGGGTTGTCTCTTAAAACGCCAAAGACCTCGCCCATGGCAGTCTGGCCGCTCTGCTCGTAGTCGATGTAATAGCCGTTCGTGGCATCGCCCTGCACCGTGCGGCTTTCAACGCGCATAAGCTCCGGCCAGTCCGCCCATTCCCAGCAGTCGGCGATGCGCTCGTTGGCGGCGGCGGTCATCATGGTTCTTGCGCCGGATGGGATGTTAGAAATATCCGAGCCGTCGTTGCCTGCGCGTTGCCATGCGCGGAGGAGGATAGATTGTAGAGTTACGGTGCGCATTAGCTGTTGAGTGCGTTCATGGCCGACTGCACAGCGGCTTCAAAGGTGACGCTGGGATTCGGCCAGTCGTTGCGCGGCGCCGGATTGGCGGCGAACATGGTGAGGATCTGCTGCAAGTATTGCTCGATGGCGTCCAGCTCGGGGCTGGTTTTGCCTGCGGCGGTGAGGCTTTGGCGCAGATACAAAAGTGTGGGCTGGCGGCTGCCGCCGAGGCCGACAGACTCAAGGTGTTCTTCGGCGGTGACGCTGGGCGGCGGCGTGGGGATGAGCGTGCGGGTGGCGGCGTCCCAGATGAGGCTGCCGTTTTGCAGTCCTTCGCCTTGCTCGTCGGTGAGCGGGAGCGCGGTGATGCCTTCTGGTAACGGATCGGCGATGACGGTGCCGATGCTGACGCTTTGGCCAGTCACGGTGTTATAGAGGATGTTCCAGTTGTTCATGGTCAGACTTTCGGAACGGCGATGATGCAGGCGTCGTATTTACTGGGATTCGCGCTGATGTTGTGGCGGATGGCGAGGCGGGAGCCTGTGGGGATTTCTCGGCCGAAGGTGTTGAGGCGCAGGGATGGCACGCTGAAGTTTTCAGTGGCGCCGAAGGCGAAGTTCAGTTCGCCAAAACGGACTTCGCTGCCAGCGGCGCCGACGCCGATCTCGTAGACGGCATCGCCTTGCGAGGCGGTGTCGGTGTCGCTGGCGGACGGGGCGATGACGAAGGCGGTGTAAGGTTTGCTGGTGCTGCTGACGATCTGGACCCAAGTGCCCGACGCGCCGCTCATGGCGGTGCCGGTGCTGGTGGCGGTGTCAATGCCGAGAACATCCACAGTGGTCGGGATGAGGGCGGCGTCGGTGGCGTTGATGCACTGAAACTCGCGGACGCCGATGGTTGCAGTCTGCGAGGCGCGGACGCCTTGGACGCGGGCAGCGATGCGGCTTCCTGATGCGATTTTGACGGGGATACGAAACGTCATGCTGGAACATCCGCCGACAGCGATATTCGGCACGATGACTGTCTCGCTGCCAGCGGCACCAACGCCGATGTCGAGCAGGGTGGCGCTGTCGGCGGTGGAGACGTTGACGTTAGTAACGGCGAAATTTAGCATCGTGGCCTGCGCGCTGGTGGAGGCGATGACCTGCGACCATGAGCCTTTGGTGTGCGGCGTGGCCGAGGCGGTGAGCGTGACGCTGGCGGTGTTGTAGCCTGCGTTGGTGAACTCGTTGCCGTAGAACCACGGCTTGTCCGCGAAGAGCGGAGTGGCACCGAGGTAGGCTTTTTGCAGGCTCAAGGACATGACTTACGAGGGGTCGGTGACGAGGTAGAGGGTGGTGGCGTCGGGGCTGCCGATGGCGGCGTATTCGGCGGTGGTGAGGCTGACGATGTTTGTGACCACATCGCTGCCGCTGCCTGCGGAGGTGTCGGAGACGACGTTGGTGCCGGAACGGTTGGCGATGGTCAGCGTGCGGGTGGTGCCGGTGGTGATGCCGGAGAGTTGGAACTTTAGATTCTTGGTGGCGTCTCCGTCGTCGTAGATAAGGAACGAGCTGTCGCTCATCACGTCGAAGAAGGACGTGTCGGTGAGCTGGTAGTCGTTGTCGCGGGAGGCGCCGACGATGGCTTTGCGCACATAGACGCCAGCCTGTTTGTAGGACGAAAAGGGCCACGTTCCGGAATTCGACCGGACCAGCCAGCGGCTATCCAGCGCGGCCGTGCCGTCGAGCGGGAGATCCGCATAGGTTGCCACTTCGCCTGCGAAGAAGGCAGATCCGCCGCCGCCTCCACCGGAGCCGGTGAAGTCGAAGTTTCCTGTCAGCGGATTGAACTTGATGGCCATTAGCTGCGGGTCACTGTGGCGATCTTTGCGTCATCGCTGGACGGCGTGCCGCCGACATAGGTGAAGGTGAGCGTGGCGACTGTCTGGCTGCCTTCTTTGTAGACCACCGTGGAAAGATTGTTTGTCGTGGAGACGTAATTCAGCTCAACCGCGTTGTGCTGCGGAATATTTAGACCGGCGATGTTTCTGACTGAGACGTTCGGGTGCATACGGTTAGGCGGCGGGTTGGGCGGTCATGCCGAGTTGCTGGTCTTGCTGCATCTTTTGCAGCGCGGGTTGGGCGCCGGTGCGGCCGATGACGGCGTTTTGCTGCTGTTGGAGCTGGAACTGGAAGGCTTGTGCTCTCGCGTCGATCATTGAGCGGAAGATTTCGTCCTGCTGATACCGCTGCTGGACGGCGGGGTTGGACTGAATGATCGTCTGCAAAGTTTGCAGGCGGACTTGCGCGTTTTGGCCGCCTTCTTTGAGCGGCGGTTCGGTGCCTGCGCTGATTTTTGCGAACTGGACTTGCTCGTCCTCCTGCTCGGCGGCGGTGGCTTGGCCGATGTCTTGGACGAGGATTCCGGCGAGGTTGGGGTCAACCGCCTGGAACATATATTTTACGAGGCCGGCGCGGTCGATGACGCCGAAGCTGTCCAAGGGGACTAAGACTTTGGCGAGGTAGTCTAATTTGGCGCCGAGGGCTTCGGAGTCGAGCAACCGGGCATCGAACTCGCAGGTCACATCAAAGCGGCCGCGGATGTCGGCAGGGCTGGCGGTGAGCGGGAGATTGGGGTTGCCGGTGACGCGGGCGACTTCCTCCTCGGTCATGTATTGTTGACAGAGCGAGAGCGTCTGGACGAGGCAGAGCTTCATGTCGAGGAGCCAGCTATCGACCAGCTCCTGGGTGTGGAGCATGTAGCGTTGCGGCGGGACGGCTTCGCTGATGCGGCCGAAGTAGTTGTCCACGTCGTTGCGGATGGACATCTCAACTTCGATGCTGCCGGCGTCGGGCTGCGGCGGGTTCATCCACGAGATCTCGCCGGGGCGGCGCTCGGGGATCTGGACGCCCGGTCCCATGATGAGGTCCATCTTGCCGCGCGCGGCAGGCGTTTTGAGCGGGGGCAAGGTGACGATGCTGGCGCGGTCGCCTCGCATGTCGCGTTGGATTTTGACTTCCTCCTGGGCGGTCTGGACGATCTCCGGCACGCCGCGGGATTCCAAGATGGGGCGTGAGGCGCGCTCGCGGGGCAGCTCAACGAAGGGATAGAGCGCGTGGGCGTAGGGCAAAATGTCGTGGACGGCGGTGCGGTCGGGAACGTGGTAGCTGAGGACGGTGCGGGTGACGCGCATCGCCTTGGTGCGGTCGTCGTGCTCCTTCCTGTAGACGTGCCAGATCTCGATCATGTCGCGCTGGTGGTCGTAGAGGAACTGGTCGCTGCGGTGGAGGTTCAGCGAGATGCGGCGGATGTCGCCTTTCTTCTCCACAACTTGCTCGACCCATTTGTCGTCCCAACCCTCTACAGCGGCACGTTCGCGCAACTCCGGTTCGGTCATTAGCTCGCGTCGGGCAACGAACGCGGCACGCTGTAATGAGTAGGTCTGGGCGGGGAAGATGATGTCTTCCCAAGGCTCGAGCGCGGTCCACTGGGGCCGGCTTTCAAAAACGTAGGGCTGCTCCCATTCGACGAAGCCTTTTTCGCGGAACTGGCGGACTTTGGCCGTGGTGCCGAGTTCCGGGATGACTTCGCCCATGAGTTGGGCGGCGAGTTCTTCTTGCTCGGGGTCGAGGACGACCTCGAGGAGGGCTTGCAGGTTGGGGTCTTGGGACTCCTGCAGCATGGCCATGGCGTCTTCCATGGAGAATGACTTGATCTCGGTGCGGGTGGTGCGAATCCAGTCAACGGCCATGACGGCGAGGCCGTAGGTCTCGCGGAAGTTGGCGGCGAGCTGCACTTCGCGCCGGAGGTCGTCGAGGACGTGCTGGAAGAGGAGCCACTTGAGGACGGACTCCGCGGCGCTGCGCTTGTCGATGTCCATGGACTCGACGGGCTGGACCTGGACGCGCGCCTTGAAGAAGGCGTTGGTCAACATAGCAATATGATCCCGGCAAATCGTATCAGCCAAGCGAACACGAGAATCAAGACTCTTGTCCCAAGGAAATGGGCGCTTGCCGAGAGCCTCTTGGTGCTTGCGGCCGTCGTCGGTCTGGCCGGCCCAGATGCAGAAGCGGGTGTTCCAGTTGCGGAGCTTGCGCTGGACGTAGCCGCTGCCATCGGCGTCGGCTTCATCGATGTCCGAGAGGATCTCGGAGATTTTGTCGCGGTCGGGTGCTTTGATCATTTAAGGGACAAGCACCGTGGTGCGGCGCGGGGTGTAGTGGACGGCGGTCTCGGGGTGCCGCTTTTTGAAGTCATCGCGCCAGCCTTTGTCGGCCCAGCAGCCGGGTTCGGTTTTTTCCCAAGCCCAGTAGACATCGGCGTCGATGCTCATGGTGTGCTGGCCGATGCCTTCGACGGCGCATTGCTCGAGGCGCTCGTTGGCCTGCGCGATGCGCTGCTGCTCAAGGCCGGCCATGACGGCCTTGGCGTTCCAACCTGTGAGAAGTTCCTCTTTGACGAGGTGGGCCATCTCATCGCCCAGGTCGTTGGCGATGCCGGTCCAGAGTGAGTCGGCCATCCTAACTTCTGCCGTCCGACCCGCTACGCAGTGCGGACGGCAGTGTGTTAAGATCCGGTCTTAGTAGTCAACCAGCGGGACGAGGCTGAAGAAGACTTCAACTTCGCCGGCGTCCAGCTCCGCAAGGTCATAGCTGGCCATCGAAGCGAAGTTCGCATTGATGTCTGTTGCCGTGACGTAGGCGTGCGGGATGGTCGAGGGCTGGGCTTTTGCCAGAATCTCGGTGCCGTTCACGTTCACCTCAGTCGTGGTCAGCCAGCGATCTGTGTCGCCGCTGTCACCGATGATGAGCGCGTTCGTATTGTAGGCCGACGTTCCGGTCTTTTGGAACGGAGT